GGGTGAGCGCGGGAACGACGTGCTTCTCAAAGGCCGGGATCACCTTGTTCAGCACGAAGTCCGTGAGCATCTTGAACACGGGGACGAGCTTCAGGGCAACCTTTTCGATCACCTGCGACCAGGAGACCTTGATCTGGTCCGACGCGTTCGCGGTCGCCTTCGCCACGCCGCCGACCTGACCCGACACGGCCTTCATGATCATGTCCTGAGCGCCGGCGACGTCGCCAGCCTCCTGCATGGCCTTGATCTTCTCCTTCTCCTTCTCGGTGAAGGAGACGCCCACCCGGGACAGCGCCGTCAGACCCTTGGTCGGATCCTGCAGCGCCTTGCCGAGCATGGTGGACGCGGACTCGACCGAGCCGAACCCCGCCGCCGACAGGTCGGTGGCGAGACCAAGGGTCTTGTCGAACGTGCCACCAACCTTGTCCGCACTGTCCGCGATGTTCGAGAACGTGCCCAGGCCCGTCTGTCTGGCCATCGTGTCGGACAGCTTCGACACACGACCAGCCGTCTTCGACGCGCCCTTGCCGAACAGGTCCATCGACTTGAAGATCTGCTCGATGCGAGCGTTCGACGTACCAGCCGTCTCGCCCGCCTCGAGCAGCGCTTTACCCGCGACGACCGCCCCGGCCGCGATGGCTGCCGCACCGATGGCAGCGACCTTCCCCACCTTGCCGAGGATCTTGCCGACCTTGCCGCCCGACTTCGAGAGGGGTCCCGTGTCGCCGACGAACCTGACGACGAGCTGACCGGCTCTGCTGGCCATCAGGTCACCCCCTGTTCTGTTCTTCGTTCCACCGCTTCAGGTAGCGCCCGAGCGCGTGGTACGCATCGATGTCGAGGTTGTCGAACTGCTCGGGGGTGATCCGCCAGAAGTGGCAGTAGTACGCCATCTCGTCGTAGTAGGCCTCGTCGAGGTCTACTTCTTCGTAGGCCCCGCCTCGTCGTCCGCGTCAGCAGACTCGGCATCCTCGTCGAGGTCGTCGTCCTCGTCCTCGACCTCCTCGTCCAGCCACGCCTGGAACCCGAGAACGGTCTTCTCTTCCTTCTTCTCCGACAGGTACTCCGTGGCTAGTCCCAGGGCCGCCATGTCGGACGGGTCCATCTTGTGCCGCCGCAGCAGCTTGGATGCGTCGAGCAGATCGCGTCTCTTCACGGGTCAACCCTTCTTCGTTTCGAATCCGGCCTTGCGTGCGATATCCAGCAAGGCATCCATGTAGTCGGCCTCGATCTGCGGCATGTCCTCTTCCGCGGATCGGCGGATGTACGGGCGCTTGATCCCGTCGCGCGGCACCTGCACACGCCCCCACTGCTGCACCTGTCGGGTGCGCGCCTTCGTGCCGGCCATGATGCGTAGGACGTTCGTGGTGGCGGACGCGCGCGGCTTAGCGCCCGCGCCCGCACCCACGGCCTCAGGCTTCGGGAAGGCCTTGTCGATGATGCGCTGGCCGATGGCCTTGTTGCGTTGCCCGAGTTCCTTGCGGAGTTTCGGGTCGATCTTCCCGATGGCCCGGACCAGTTCGCGTACGCCCTCGACCCGGGAGCCGCCCAGAGCGTCAGCCACGGTCAGACGCCGGTCGAGCGGACCAGGCCGGTCGAGCTCGCGTTGCGGATCGACACGTCCGTGGTCGACGCGTTGCCCACCTCACCCGCGATCGGGTTGTAGTTGAACAGGGAGCCGGTCATCGTGTACTCGGGGTTGGTCGCCGACGCGATGGCCGACGTCGCACGCACCACGACGTCGAACGTCTCGCCCGACTGCGACAGCGGCCACAGGGTGTCGTCCACCGAACCGGTGTCGAAGTCCTGGAAGAGTGCCAGGGTGATCGTCGCGTCGCCGAGGCCCTGGAGGAACTCGCGGTACGTCGAGCCGAAGCCCGTGACGTCCTGCTCGTCGAAGGTGGTCTCGATCGTGACCGACGAGCAGTGGTCCGACAGTTCCACCGAATCGACGCTGATGTATGCGTCCTTGAGAACGATCTTTGCCATGGCTAAAACTCCCTACTTATCGATGCGTTCGTCGGAGGCCGGGGCGGCATCGACGTCCGGCTGAACCGGCTTCTTGGCGGCCGGACGGATCTGTCCGCGCTGCAGGAGACGCTTCGTCCCCGGGTTCTCCGGGTCGAGGTCGATGACCTCGCCAGGAGAGATCTCGTGGACCCGATGCGGTCCGGTGACGGTGTACTTCTTCTTCGCGGTCATGCGGCGCGCTCCTCTGCCAGGGGGAAATTCACAGCGGCGAACTCGCCGAATAGGGCACGGGCCGCATCGTCGTACGCGTGGGCGGCTTCCTCGGGAGTGGTGAACAGGCCGAGGTATCTGTTATGGCCCTGTGACTGGATCTGAGCCATCCACTTCTGGCGTCGGCCATTCCAGGTGACACCTTTGAAGCCCGATGTGTTGTTCCTGGCGCGCCGCATGTTCTGCCGATTTTCGGCCTCAGTGGCAGACCGCAGGTTGGACCGCCGATTATCGAGTCCATTGCCGTTGGCATGGTCGACCAGTTCGTACCCGGTCAGAAACGTGTGAAGGTACAAAGGCGTCCATCCGCCATCGGTGCGGCGCACACTGCGTACCGCATAGTTCGCGTGGGGTTTCTTCGCCGCCGACCATTTATGGGCGCTCACGGCCTCGAAGTCACCGTCATCGACAAGAGCGACCAGTCCTTGGCTGAGCGGGATCTCCTTCATCACGTCTCCTTACCCGGGGCCATGACCTCGACCAGCAGCACGGCACCGAGGTAAACCACGCCGTTGATCTCTTGGGGCCCGTACTCGCGCGCCTCGGTGACACGAAGGTCATCCACGACACCGCCGAGAGTCGAGTCAGCCTCGATCGCGGCCTTGATGGACGAGTCGCCGAACGGGTCCAGGTAGGCGTCCAGTTGCGTCTGGGAGTCCTCGTCGGACACACGCGCGGCGAACACCATGACCGGGATCGTGTAGTCGTCGTGACCGCGCCCGAACGTCTTGTCGTACTCGATGCGCTCCGGGCCGCCGACCATCGCAACCGGGACGTCCGCGATGTCACGCACGTACGCTTCGGTGCTGAGGCCGGTGATCGAGCCCATGGCCGTTGCTAGACCGGCGCGGATGTCCGCGATCTTGCCCACTACGCCACCGCCACGGGGAAGCGCACATAGGGCGCAAGCTTGCGCATGATCGCTGGGTTCTCTCGGACCCGGACCACGCCGTAGTTGTCCATGCCGGCGATACCGAAGGGGCTGTCCTTCTGCTTGTAGATCTCCTCCGCGAGCATCAACGTGGACTGCTTGACCGGTGTAGGCACAGCAGCCCAGCCCCAGCCGGCGGTCACCTCAACGGACGCGAAGTGCTCCTTGGGGAACAGGCGCGTACCGTTCGACCACAGGTCGTAGTACGGCCAGCCAGGCTGCCCGGACACGACGCCGTTCAACGGCCGCGCCTCGAAGTCACCGGCGTCCCACGTGGTGTCGAACGTTCCGTCACCGGTCGAGTCCGTCTTGACGACGAGACCCGTCGTGGTGTGGAAGTCCTCGACCTTCACGAGCGTGGAGTGCAGCGGCCGGTACACGCGCGCTGTGGCTGCCGCGTCGGTGTTGAACTGGCGGTGACACACCAGCTCGATGCCGCGTGACGCCGCGGTCAGGGCGTCGGCCAGGAGGTCGTCGTGCGTGTCCTTCTGGATGCTCGCGTACGCCTTGAGTTCCGCGAGCGTCGCGTACGGGTCACCCAGCACGGGTCAGCTCTCCTGAGCCTCAGCGTCGGGACCGGGCTCGGGCGTGGGTGCCTCGTGAGCCTTGGTATACGCCTCGACCACGGCGTCCGAGATCTTGCCGCGCTTCGGGACCTCGATGTCATTCTCGGCGGCCCACGCACGGACAGCCTTGGCGTCGGGGCCAGGCTCGGGTGTCGGCTCGGGGGTGTCGTCACGCGTGACGACGGCGAAGGCGAGGCCGTCGCCTGCCTGGCGGAACAGGTCGGGGTGGCGGGTGACCAACTCGTGGTCCGCCGCGACGCGGGTCTTGTCCTTCCGGACGGTGATCCGCTGGCCGTCGACCACGGTGATGAAGGTCTTGCGCGCGACGTACACAGGCTGCGGGGTCGGCTCGGACATGGCTCCTGCCTTTCTCACTGGTAGACCGCGACGAGGTAGATGTCGACGGCGCTGGCCTGGTCGTTGCTGTTCAGGAACTCGAACACCCACTCGTCGCCATCCGGGTAGGAAGAAAGCGTCCGGACGAAGCCAGGGCTGTACGGGGTCTGGTAGCCCCCAGCGATCGGCACCTTTCCGGCGGGAGCCGCGATGCGGAACTCCTGCTTCCCGATGGAGCCGTTGTCCTTGAGGACAGTGACCTGTGTG